ACCCCCCCCCCCCCCCCCCCCCCCCCCCCCCCCCCCCCCCCCCCCCCCCCACCCCCCCCCCCCCGCCCCCCCCCCCCCCCCCCGCCCCCCACATGGACTGGACGCGGTGACCGCATAGTATATAAGTAACCCTCGCATAACACGGTGCAAAAAAAGGAAGGTGTCAAGTTAGCAAAGTTTGTTGACACGATTGTACATTACACATAGGATCAACCACATGGATACGTTACCGCTTAAACATACTAAGTGGTCGAACCGACTAGCTTTCGATATAGCCCTGATGCTAGAGGGCAGCGGTGAGACCCTGGATGAACTAAAGGAACGGCACTCGGTTACAACCGATGCTATACTAGTGTTCAACAAAGACCCTGTGTTTCTCAAGCAGGTCAACTCTTATAGGGATGACATTAAAGAGAAGGGCATGACGTTCAAGCTCAAAGCCCGAGCACAAGCTGAAGAGCTGTTGACAACTAGTTGGACATTGATCCATTCTCCAGAAGTATCGCCTGCAGTTAAGGCTGACTTGATAAAGTCAACTGTTAAGTGGGGCGGCTTAGAACCTAAGAATAATGAAACAGTAGAGGGACAAAGTGGCGGAGTTAAAATTACAATTAACCTCGGAGGCCAAGAGCACATCGCAACAGCCACAATTGATCAAGAACCTGAGGAAGCAGTTCTCGAAGACTTACGAGAAGATGCCGATGGCGACATTCAGAACGTTGGATGAATGCGAGACAGTAGCTAAGTTGCTTGAGGTCGAAGGCGTTGGCTTCAGGCAAAAGGTGCTGCGCAGCCGTACCACTACTCATCCTTATGCTATAATTTTATATGGTGAGTTATGAACATAGACTTTACACCATCTAAGACAGCTGCTGACTTTATGAACTCAGATGCAAAAATGCGTGTACTTATGGGGCCAGTCGGGTCAGGTAAGTCAGTAGCGAGCTGTTTTGAAATTGTCCGTAGGGCATCACAACAGCATCCAAGTCAAGACGGGGTGAGACGCTCCCGTGCTGCGGTTGTTCGTGAAACTGTTCGCCAGTTGACTGATACGACCATTAAGACGTTTCTCGACTGGTTCCCACCAGGAGTGTGTGGCAACTTTATGCGCACCACCAAAACCTATTTCTTTAAAGTTGGTGATGTCGAGTGCGAGATTATGTTTCGTGCACTTGACGATGCTGACGATGTGGCAAACCTTAACTCTCTTGAGCTGACATTCGCGTGGTTCAACGAGTGTAGAGATATTAACTCTGAGATCGTGGACGCTATGTCCAAACGTATTGGCCGATTCCCGTCTGCTAAAGATGGTGGCCCTTCATGGTTTGGTATGTGGGGGGACACTAACCCCCCGACTATGGATACGTGGTGGTATTATCAGATGGAAGGCCTTGACGCTAAGGACGGTGTGAGTCCTAACGATAATGGTTGGGATGTATTCAAGCAGCCATCAGGTAGAACTATCTTAGCTGAGAATGTGGAGAATTTGCCCGATGGATATTATGACACCCAAGGTCGCTCAGAAGAGTATGTACGCGTGTTTATTGACGGTGAGTACGGACTCAGCTCAGCAGGACAACCAGTATATAAATACTTCAGGCCAGACTATCATATGGCGAGTTCTAAACTCGCGCCTATCGTTAATGGTGTACGTCCTGTTGTTATCGGTATGGACTTGGGACTAACTCCTGCAGCTGTGTTTGGACAGCAAGATCCTCGCGGGCGGGCAATAATACTTGATGAAGCGGTGTCCTTTGATATGGGCATCCAGAGATTTATGCGTACAGTTATACGTCCGCTTATATATGATAGGTTCTCTAGCGCACCTATTGTTATAGTGGTTGATCCCGCTGGTACGCAGCGAGCACAGACTGATGAACGTTCGGCTGTCGATATTATTAAGGCAGAAGGGTTTAAAGTATTCCCTGCTAAAACTAACAGTGTGTCAGCAAGACTGTCAGCGGTTGATGACTTTCTTATGAGACAGGCAGATGGAGACGCAGCGTTTATAGTTGATCCTCGCTGTACACATCTTAAGTCTGCAATGATGGGTGGGTATAGATTCCATCCTAAGAATGGTAACGTTGAGAAAAACAAACATTCGCATGTTGCTGAGGCTTTACAATATTTAATGTTGCATATACACTCAGTAGGTGAAGGAACACTTGCACCGCAGGCCCGAGATATTAAGCGTGTCAAAGCCGTTGGTTGGACTTAGTTTTTTCATTGTACATTCCTCCCTGAGGAGATTTTACACTCCACTGTCAAATCTCCCTAAACTGGGCCTCGTCAAGATCTTCTCCTTTCTGCTTGACGAGGCCTCTTTTTTTGGTAAACTATAACAAGTTGTCAGTTATTGGAGGAAGCTATGGGCTCATGCGGTGGTGGAAAACCTTACATGCGTACGTCAGATAATCCCAAGATGAATGGGACTGCTGGTGATTTTCGTAGACCATACATTACAGGTGGGCTAGTTGCCCCAGCTATGCAGTATAGTGATGATATGGATAAACGTAAGAAAAAAGACGATGATGAAGATGATGAAGAAAAGATGGCTAAAGCCAAGAAGTCTCGCAAAAAAGGCGGTAGCTACGGAACAGGCACTGTTTAGGTAGGAGCGTATATGCTGAGGGTTATAGGAAATTCTGAACTTGTAGCGCAAGAAGAAGCGGCGGCACGAGCTGAACTAGCTGATAGACAGAATGAACCTTACATTCTGGGTATACATGCGTATATGAAAGAGTGTTGGTCAGCGGCTAAAGAAGCTAAAGATCCTATTGAGACTATTATGCTTAAGGCGTTGCGGCAACGTAACGGTGAGTATGAGCCAGATAAGCTAGCAGCTATTCAGTCTCAGGGTGGCTCAGAAATTTATATGATGTTAACTGAGGTCAAGTGCCGAGGCGCTGAGTCTTGGCTACGTGACATACTGTTAGATTCAGGTACACCTCCGTGGGATTTAGAACCTACACCTATTCCAGAGCTTACCCCTCTACAGCAAGCAGATATTCAAGAAGCTTTTGCTGAGTCTGTACTTGATATGATTAAGCAGATGGGTCAAGCACCCACATCATCTCAGCTCAGTGAGTTGAAAGAGATGGTGACTCAAGATTATCGGTTTGGAATATTGCAGGGCGCACAAAATCGTGCTGACAAAATGAAGATTACTATTAACGATCAGTTTGCTCACGGTGGGTGGTCTGAGTCGTTTAATGAATTTATTACTGATCTAGTAACTTATCCATGCGCTTTTCTCAAAGGGCCAGTAATACGTAGGCAGCGCCGCATTAAGTACGATATGTCTGGGGAAAGTACAACAGTAGTAGCAGACGAAGTGTTAGCGCCTGAGTTTGAGCGTGTAGATCCGTTTAATATATATCCTGAGCCAGGAGTGTCGCATATAAACGAAGGCTATCTGTTTGAACACCACAAACTTAGTCGGTCAGATCTGTCTGAGTTAATTGGAGTTCCTGGGTATGATGAGGCAGCAATACGTGAGCTGCTTGATCTAGGAGCCAGTGACTATGGTAGTTGGATAACACAAGATTTTGAAGACACTAAAGATGAGGAAGAGCGTAAGTTTAATACGCATCGGCGTCCTACAAGTACATATGACGCATTAGAGTTTTGGGGTAAAATAAGTGGTAAAATGCTCCTTGATTGGGGTATGGACGAAGAAAATGTGCCAGATAAAACCAAAGAGTACGATGCTAATGTATGGGTTATAGGCAATTACGTTATCAAAGCTGTTTTAAACTACGACCCGCTAGGAGAAAAACCCTATGCTAAGACATCGTTTATTAAATGCCCTGGAGCATTTTGGGGTAAAGGTATACCAGAAATTATTGAAGATGTGCAAAATGTTTGTAACGCAGCTACAAGAGCGCTTGTTAATAACATGGGAATATCTAGTGGGCCTCAAGTTGAAGTTAACCTTGAGCGTATCCCGCCTAATGAAGACATCACGCAGCTTCATCCTTGGAAAATTTGGCAAGTAACAAACGATCCTCTAGGAGCAAATGCTCCTGCTGTAAGGTTTACACAGCCTGAAGACAACGCGAATACGTTAGCTGCTATATACGATAAGTTTGCTAAGCTAGCAGACGATCATAGTGGTATTCCTTCTTATGTAACTGGAGATCTAAATGTCCAAGGCGCAGGTAGAACTGCGTCTGGGCTTTCTATGTTAATGGGGTCAGCAGGTAAAGGCATTCGGCAGATTGTAATGCATATTGATAATGATGTTATTAAACCAGTTATCCACAGGATATTCCTGTATAACATGCGTTACAATGATGATGAGTCTATTAAAGGTGATTTAGCTGTTGTTCCAAAAGGTGCGGTTAATCTAGCAGTTAAAGAGACAGTTAATATCAGACGCATTGAGTTTCTTAATGCTACTGGCAACGAAATTGATTCACAGATTATTGGGCAGGAAGGTCGCGCAGCTATTCTTAGAGAAGTTGCTAAAGGACTTCAGATGCCCGTGGATGACATTATACCATCCAGAGAGAAAGAAAGTTTTAAGACTAGAATCCTAAAAAACCAACAGCAGCAACAGGCAGCACAGCAAGCACAGCAGCCACAGCAGGGGCAAGTAACTGACCCCGCTGGAAACCCTGCAGGTGGTATGGATGGAAACACAGTCATGAATAGATCAACAGGTGCTAGTCAATGATTAGACCTGACGAGAGAACACTTAAAGCTCTAGCAACAGTTGCCAACCAGTATCCAGAGATAGTACAATTTCTTGACACATGGCGGCAGCATGAGTTAGAAACTTTACCAAGTGTAACTAATAACGTGACACTACAACAGGGGCGGTGTCAGGTTCTTGGTGAAATATCCAAGTTAGTTAATCAATCCCCTACTATAGCAGCAAAGACATAATGTCAGCTGACTAACACGCATACCGTAAGGAGCGAAAAATGGCAATACCAAAGCAAGTTCAAAAACAGTCTGAGGCAGTACAAGAGTTGTATAAGGAGTTAAATGACGAAGAAGTGAACGAAAATCAAGAGGTCGAAGAGACTCTTGAGGACGTTCCCGCTGCCGACAGTGTAGACGAAGTTGCGGCTACTCCTTCTGAAGAGCATTCAGGAGGAAACCAAGAAGATAGTACGAACTGGCAACAGAAGTACAGAACTCTTCAGGGTATGTATAATGCTGAAGTCCCACAGCTAAAGCAACAGTTGCAGGAACAAAGCGGTAAGATTAATCAATTTGAGAATCTGTTTGCTACTATGAATCAGCAGCAACAGGCTCAAGCTCAGCAAGCTCCAAAGGGTTTACTTACGGAGCAAGAAATTGAGGAGTATGATGAATCTATCGGAATTATGCGTAAAGTTACCCAAGAAGAGACAGGTAATTTGGGAAGAGAAGTTAGCGCTTTGAAAGCTCAGATTGCTCAGATGGCTCAGAATACTGTTCCTCAAGTACAGCAGCTTGCAGCGCAAGTTGGTAATACTCAGGAAGAAATGTTCTGGAATAAGTTATCTGCTGTTGTACCTAACTGGCAGGAGATTAATACCAATGAGAATTTTCAAGATTGGTTGCTAGAGACTGACCCGCTATCGGGTATAGCAAGGCAGGCATACTTGGATGATGCTCAGCGGAATTATGATGTAGATAGGATAGCTACGTTCTTTTCAACTTGGTCTGGCTTAAACGGTAATCAATCTGCTCACCAAGGTAAGTCTGCGAATCAAGACGAGCTAAATCAGCAAGTTGTTCCTAAAAGAAGCAGAAGCGCTGGTGCCGCACCTACTGGATCGAATAACAAACAATCATGGTCACAAGCCGATATTGGTGCGTTCTATGATGATATTCGTAAAGGTAAGTTTAAAGGTCGTGATGATGAGAGGGCTAAAATTGAACGTGACATCTTTGCCGCACAGGCAGAGGGTCGCATTACTTAAACGTGTTAGGAGGCCAAGATGGCATACGCAACATCCCCTGGGCACCCACAGTATACTGGTAACTTTATTCCAGAAATCTGGTCGGGTAAGCTCATTGAGAATTTCTACGATGCAACAGTGCTCGCAGCAATCTCAAACACCGACTACGAAGGTGAGATTCGTAGCATGGGTGATACGGTTAATATCCGTACTACTCCTGAAATCACTATCCAGACCTATGTTAAAGGTCAGACACTTAATGTCGAGCAGCCAGATAAGCCTAAGTTGCAGCTGATGATCGACAAAGGTGAGTACTTTGCATGTATCGAAGATGATGTAGATGAAGTACAGGCTGACATCAACATGATGGATCAGTGGTCAAAAGACGCTTCAGAGCGCATGAAGATTAAGATTGACCAGCGTGTCTTAACTGATCTTCTTCCTGATGTGTCTGCAGCAAACAAAGGTACTGCCGCTGGACGAATCTCTGGCGATATTGACCTTGGTGTAGCTGGTACTCCAGAAGCAATTACATCTACCAATGTTATTGGTAAGATTATTGATATGGGTACTGTGCTTGACGAAGCTAACGCTCCTGAAGGTGATCGCTTCCTAGTGATTCCTGCTAAGATGGCTGGCTTAATTAAGCAATCTGACCTCAAAGATGCGTCTATTACTGGCGATGGTAATACACCTCTCCGTAACGGACGTTTAGGTATGATTGATCGGTTTACAGTGTTTGTAAGCCACAATCTTTACAAGAACGGTTCTGAGTTCAGCGTTCTCGGTGGACATAAGATGGGCTTCACATTTGCATCACAGATGACAAATATGGAAACTATTCGTTCTGAAACAACCTTTGGTAATATCATTCGTGGTCTTCAAGTTTACGGCTATAAAGTCGTTAAGCCTGAAGCTCTTGCCACAATGATTGTTACCTTGTAGTAGGAGGAAATCAGATATGGCTACATATACAGACTCACACGGCTTTAACAAAGGCAGTGCAGGTCATTCGGCTAAAGGTCTTACCCGATTGACTATGGAAGAAGTGGTTCTTGATTTCGCTGAAATTACTACAGCTCGTTCTACAGCAGGTGCTACAGCTCTTGCTGCTGGCGACATCATTGAAGTGGTTTCAATTCCAGCGGACTCATATGTCATGGCATGTGGTGCGGTTACTCAGACTGCTCAAGGTGCAGCGTCAACTTTCCATATTGGAGACGGCGCAGATCCTGACGGTTATGTTGCTAGCGGTAATGCTAACGTACTAGGGGGCACAGCTTCCAACGGTGCGCTACTGATCGCTAACAATGCGGGTAAATACTACGCAGCTGCGGACACGATTGATATTACAATCGGTGCTTCAGGTGCTAACCCAACTGCGGCTAAAATCAAAGTGTGGGCAATCATCGCTGATTGTGCATAAATGATTAGGGGGCATCGACACTCTTGCCACAACAAGTTTGTAGGTGTCCCCTTCTTACTCGAGGTAAGCTATGGCAAAGATTGATAAATCTAAGATGGCTTGTAATAAGCCGAAGCGTCAGGTTTCAGGTGGTAAGAAATTTGTTGTTAAAGCATGTCAGAACGGTAAAGAAAAAGTTATTAGGTTTGGCGATGCCAACATGAAGATTAAAAAGAACCAGCCAGGACGCAGAAAAAATTTTCGCGCTAGGCATGGTTGTGATAGTAGGCCTCCGTCAAAAATGACGGCTCGCTATTGGTCTTGTAAAAAGTGGTGATAGTATGAGTAAGAAAGATGCTTGTTATCATAAGGTGAAAAGCCGCTATAAAGTTTGGCCAAGTGCTTATGCATCGGGGGCTTTGGCTAAGTGCCGAAAGGTTGGGGCGTCTAATTGGGGCAACTCTAAAGTTAAGAAGACTACCAGAAAGAAAAAATAAAATGGCAGTCAGAAAAACAGCAGAAGGTGCAAAACTAAAAAGGTGGTTTAAAGAAAAGTGGGTTGATGTTCGTACGGGCAAACCTTGTGGCAGACGAAAGGGAGAAAGTCGAGCTTATCCTTATTGTCGCCCATCTAAGCGGGTGTCATCTAAGACGCCTAAAACTGCGTCAGAGATTTCAGCTTCGGAAAAGCGTAGCCGTCTTGCCCAGAAGAAAAGCTCAAAGCGTGTTAAAGCGGTTACATAGGAGAATAAAATGGCTTACGAACCTGGTGCAAAAGTTAAAGGCGTTAAACATACTAGCAAAGCTGCCAAAAAGAATACACAGACAGCATCAGCTATGGATGTAATTATTCAGATTGCCCCACACGCTGGACAGATTGGTGAAACTTTGATGTATGGAACAGGTGCGCTTGGCGCTGGTGCAACGGGCTATATAGGCAATAAAGTTAGAAAAATGATAAAACGTCACGATAAAACGACAGGTTAGGAGGATAGAATGGCTGGAAGATGGCTAAAAAATATAAGGGATGGCGAGATTTACGGGTGGAATGAAATCCTTGCCGCTAATCCCATGTGTAAAGAAGTAACTGAGGAAGAAGCATTCCCAGAAAAATTTATGCCAAAGAAACAAAAAGGGCGCAAAGCAAAAGTAAACTTGGAAACTGAAGTTGTAGATGACACACCAAGAGTATCTGCAGAGTTAGAGGATGAGGCTACTAGGGGATTAAGTAGGGCTAGAGATGATAAAGGCCATTTCATAGCTGATGACCCTGATACGCCCGAGAATGAGGCATGGGTAGATGATTCTAAATGATGTTGTAGCAGAAGTTCGTAATATAATTCAGGACTCAGACTCTAACGCATATCGTTATACAGACGCTATGCTTCTTAAGTTTGCAAACCAAACGTTGAAACGTACGGCCATATTCAGACCTGATTTATTTGCTCTGCAGGCAACGCTTACTTGTGCTGATGGCACAGTGGTACAGTCAGCCCCCGCCGACTCTATAAGACTTATGGAGGTTTATTATAACACTAACGGGAACGGCATTATAGAAACTACCCGTGAAGTTTTAGATCAAGCGTATCCCGCATGGATGACAGACAATGCGGCTAATACTATAAACTGGATTAGAAATATTCGTAATCCTAATAAATTTTTTATATACCCCAAAGCTCCAACTAGTCACCAGATTGAGATTGAGTACGCGCAGACTCCTCCAGATTATTTAGGTACTGCTACTGTAGCTCTCTTACCAGATGCTTATTTCCCTGCTATAATTGACGGTACAGTATTCTTAGCTGAGTCTATAGACAATGAGCATGTTAACTCAAATCGAGCTGCACTTTTCCAACAGTCCTTCTCGCAAGCACTTGGTATATCATCGCAGACAAGGCAGATTACTGATACAGAAGGTGGTGGAATATCTGAAGAGGAGGTTGTCTAATGCCAACAAGATTCGACAGTTTAGTGACAAGGCTATCTCCAAGTGTCCCAGGTTGTCCACAGCCTGTAATAGAGCAGTATGTACGAGATTCTGCTATAGATGCATGTGAAAAAACTTTAGCGTATAGACATATCCAGACTAAGATACCACTAACAAACGGGGTGTATGATTATCCCTATGACCCCCCTACTAACACTGAGGTTCATGCGTTTCTTAGTGCTACTGTCGATGGTACGCGTATGAAAACTTTATCTCTAGAAGAGTTTCAGGATAGATTTCCTAAGTGGCCTGACTCTCCTCCAGCCGATTATGGCGTTCCTACACATATATCACAGCTTGACGCTGATACATTTATTGTCGGGCCTACTCCAGATGCTGTAAAGACTTACGAGATACGTATGATAATCGCAGTCAAACCGTTGCGTACATCTGTAGAGATGGACACTACAGCTTTTGATGAACTAGAAAATATCATAATGCATGGGGCGCTTCAGAATTTATTGATTTTACCTGAGAGAACTTGGTCAGACAGAGAATTAGCAGCGTATCACGCTAAACAATTTTTACACAAGACAGCAGAACGTAGAGCTAGGGCTAACCTTGGTGCTGCTAGAAACTCGCTACGTGTTAAACCAGTGGCTTTTGGGTGAGGTGATTTATGGCAGATGTAATTAGATTAGTAAAAGGTAATTCTAAACCTGACATTGTAGCTACACTAACTGATGATACTACTGGGTCTGCAATAGATCTTAGTTCAGGTACTACTACAGTTACAATAAAATTTAGAGCTTCTAACACCACTACTGTGCTTTCTACTATAAGCACTAACAAAGTTGGCGGCGGTGCTACAGGACAAGTTCAGTTTGATTTTTCTGGAGGTGTACTTAACGTAACCCCTGGAATGTACGAAGGTGAAGTCAATATAGATTTTAACGGGGCTATACAGACAGTCTACGATCTTATGAAGTTTAGAGTACGGGATAGCTTCTAATGGCCCGTATACGCGTAGAAGCCGCTGCTAAAGGTGGATTGGCTCTGGGCGTATCGGCTAGTACGGCTAAAGCTGAGTATGATAACCCTGGGATAGTACTTAGGGCAGAACCACAAGACGGCGAAGTATTTCTATCCGCGTCACCTATAATAACTGAGGTGATATACAGAGCTTCGTTTAATCCACTAAACCACGAGATATTCCTTACTACTAGGCCTATACCTGTAACTTTTATTCCAGCGGTCAATTTTTCTGTAGCGGATAGTACCCCACTATTTTCTATAGAACCGTTGTATATTGACACTGTGGCTATTAACGAAGTACTAACGTTTGACGCAAGCGCTAGTCTAGTTGACACAGCTAATATAGTTGACACCCCGTTTATTACTGTGAGCAGACCACTAGCCGATTCTTTTGGTTTATCTGATGCGCAGTTGTTTAGTGTTGGGCTTAATCCGCAAGACACAGCCAATATAACTGATGATCCAACGTTTAGTGTGTCAGCTACAATGGCTACTGACTCAGTTAGCATGACTGATGTGTTTGACTTTACTCGTATTTTACCCACTTCTACGCCATCAGACAGTGTGTCAATTTCGCAAAATATAGTTTTACAAAGCACTAAGCCCGTGGTAGATTCAATTAGTGCATCTGACAACACGTATGAGATAGGTGCATTCTTTGAGGGGGACGGCGGGTTATTTAATTCAGCGGGGCTAATCAGCGAAACGCCTCCTTTGAACAAAGAGTTCGCGTTGCAACTCTTTAGCACCTGACGGAGGTATACATGCTACAAGACGAAATTACAGTTAAAGGGCGATTAAGCATAGTACTTATCGACCAGTTGGGGCTTGTAAAAGAAGAACATGATTTTGATAACCTAGTCGTAACTACGGGTAAAGGTTATATAGCGTCACGTATAAAAGATGCTACTGCTACTGCTATGAGTCATATGGCGGTGGGCACTGGTACTACAGCAGCTGCTGCAAGCCAAACAGCATTAGTTACAGAAGCAAACAGACAGGCGCTTACGAGCACAGCAGTATCAGGCGGTGATGTTACTTATTCAGCTACATTTGGTAACGGGCAAGGTACGGGCGCTTTGACAGAAGCGGCTATCCTTAACGCATCTAGCGGCGGCACTATGTTGTGCCGTACAGTATTTAGTGTAATTAACAAAGGTGCTAACGATACATTAGCAATTACATGGACAGTAACGGTGTCGTAAATGACAAGCTACTCTGAGGTAAAAGTATCTAATAATAGTAAAGGCGCTTTAGCAGGAGGCGTTTCTGCTAACCAAGGTACTTTATCTTTGTTAGGTGGCGAAGGGTCAAAGTTCCCCACTGTAACAAATGGCGAATATTTTTATATTACAGTTACTTCTTCAGCGCTTAGTACTAACACAGAAATTATGCGAGTTACTGCTAGGACTGCGGATACGCTTACTGTTAAGCAAGCAGATGGGTCTGCTAGAAACCTTAATAATACATTCTCAGCTGGAGATTCTGTAGAGTTGCGGACTACAGCTAACGCTACCAACGATTTGTTTGATCTAGAAAACATACTACCCGATGTTCCTACACAGCCAGATAGATTCCAATTTAGATCTACTACACCCTCATCGACTACTATGAAGTACATAGGGCCTAACGGTGTAGTTACTACAGGAGGTTTGCCACCAAACGTGGGAGGGCGTGATCAAGATATTAAATTTGCAATAAAATCCGATGGCACAAATGCTACTTACACAGCCCTTAACCCAGCCGATATATCTGACGATAACAACACTAGTACTGGGTTTTTAAGTATTCCTGTGCGAGGACACTATGATTTATCACACATGCGTATGGGTGTATTCGCCAGATACCTAAACGCTTCTACTAGTGTAAATGCTAGCGGTGGTTACGTGTTGTCAGACTATATTCTTGATAAGTATGGAAATGCTGAAGGTCATAATATAGCTATACAAGAAGGTTCGTTAGTGTATCTAGCTAACGTATCTGAGAACAGCAGTCAGTATGGTGCATATGGAGAATGGGCAGCTGCTGATTCTAACGGTGCTGTAAACAATTCTAATACACTAGCTGTTGATAATACAAGAAAATGCACAGGCATAGCCCCAAGTAGTAGTGATGATCTTGCCCAAAATCCCCAAGCATCAGCAGAACAGTGGATTGGTAAATTTTTATACCCGCCTGCAACATCGGCTGGTAATGTAAGTGTACCACCAGGAACATATGTAACAGGTTGCCAGATAGGAACTTTTTATTCAGTAACACTAACTCTAAATAATAATATAACTGTACCTGATAATACTAGGATTCAGTTTTACACATCTAGGGTTACTCAACTAGGAGAAGAATACAGCGCTTCTAGGTTCGATGGTGTTTATTATAAGAGAGAAGCTACAGTACCTGCAACTAGAACTATGAATAATCAGTCTGTGCTTAACACAAAAGAAGACGCTTATATGCCCGTGTCAGGGCAAATTGCAAATGTATATGTAGCCACAGGACATAATCATTCAGGTTCGGGACAGATTAATAGCACCCAGTATAATTTTGATCACGCAACAAATGAAACAAACGGTGATTATCCAACATCCGCTGGTGGTCATTTCGGTGTAACTGTTAAGCCCCAAAGTGTAAATTCTGTGTTTACTATTAAACTTTATAGTACCGTTTACCAGAGTTCAAGTTACGCAGGATTAGCGTTTTATTGTGATTACATTGACGCTGATCCGCAACCAAGTAATAGCAGACCCTATAAAAATCCTTTAGATAATAGCGCAGCTAAAGCAGTGTTTTTAGTGGGTCGGCATATGCATATAGACAGGTTCAAGCAGCCTGAGTTTAATTTACCTGCTAGTGCAGCTCAAAACTATGATATAGGCGCATTTTCTAGGGGGCAGATTACTCCTGGAACATGGCCTAACGATTCTAGTAGTGTAACCCAACAGCCACAATCTAATAATCCAACTACGGATTACGTCACCCACAATGATGGTGCTAACGTTGGTGGTGCTTCAGATGATAACAATTATCTTGCGGGAGTGTGGCACCTTAACGCTCACGTACATAACGGTATTATGGGTGTTCAATATTTTAGACCTGGGGTAACTGATAAAATAAGGTTTAGACTACAGTTTTACAGGGAAGCTAATTCTGGTACGGCGAGCCTACAACATTCAGCCGGATCTAACACTATAATGGTCGTAGAGGAATACGTACACCCCTATGGGTCTTTTGGGTTTGACATCCCAGGTGGTCTTGATACTACCGCACATTGGAACGGGAATTTAGTATGACAAATTATCACGATATACAGTTTGCTAACAATGCTTATGGTACGTTGTCACAAGCCTATGCCACTACTGCTACCTCTATTGTATTAACTACAGGTCACGGAGCTAGGTTTCCTGCGCTTACAGGCAGCCAATATTTTTTTGCTACACTGTTGGATACATCAAATAACCTAGAGATAGTAAAAGTAACTGCTAGAAGCACTGACACACTAACTATTGTTAGAGCACAAGAAGGGACAACAGCTAGAGCTTTTAATACTAACGATAGGGTCGAGCTACGAGTTACAGCTGGCGGGCTTACTATATTATCTGATTTAGATGAAATATTACCAGATCAATCAGCAGCTACTGGTAAAGTGTTGACAAGTACAAGTGGCGCTGCAGGGTTTTCAACTTTAGATGTTACTGATTTTTCCAGCCAAAATAACACTAACACTGGGTTTTTCAGTCTTCCAAAAGGTACTACAGCCCAAAGGCCAGTGTCACCTCAAACAGGCCACATACGATATAACACCGATCATTACGGAGGGGCTAGACCAGAGTTTTACGCTCAGAATAGTGAATGGCTACCACTTAACTCACCCATATTAAATAAGTATGTAATAAGCGCTTCAGCTACTGCTTCAGGGGATAGTTCTGTTGATAATGGTAAGTTTCCTGTAACTGGCGGATCGTGGACTAGTGCAGGGTTTACAGCAAATGAGTTTTCGCTAACCCCTGTAAATAACGGAACACATAACATTTTAGCAGTAATTCTTAAACCTATGTCTGCTGAAAGCGTATTCCTTATAGAAGTATCAGGAAGTTTTCATAGTAGTTCAGGTTATGCTTACGCTACGATTGGAAGAAGTACGGCTACTACTGCAGCGGGTACAACAGCATCAGCGACTACAAAAAATGTTGGGCATCTTAGACGCGGTGGCGATGGTACAAGTAATGACGAAGCTGATGCTATAGCCGCTTGGAATGCCGCAGCTCATGTTCACATGGGTGGACTGTCTACATATGATACACCAAATACAACAAATTTTGTAAGGTATTGTATACATTTTACTATGGCATCAAACGGTAACATGTATCTACCTCATAATGGTATAGCTACTATGGTTGTTACTGAGCTAGATGGTACGGGCACTACTAAAGTGGCTACTGACGCCCCGTTGGAGGTAAATAGCTAATGGTAGCTGTAGCTTCAAATAGTTCTAAGAGCACGTTGACAGGTGGTATAAACACTACAGATACTACTATAAATCTTACTTCGGGTGAGGGCGCATTATTCCCAGCTGTGACAAGCTCTGGCACAGATTACTTTTACATTACACTCATTGATACAGCGTTAAATACAGAGATTGTAAAATGTACTAATAGGTCTACTGATGCTTTGACCATTGTGCGAGCGCAAGATGGCACTACAGCTAGGGCATTTAGTGCTGGCGATAGAGTAGAGATGCGGGTTGTAGCGGCTCTTATCAATGATCTGTTTACACAGACTCAGGGCGGCGGTGGGCAGCGTATAGAGTATTACGGGTTTTATATAAACGGAAATAATTTAAATATTGATTACACAGCTTCTGGTAGCACAGATAACTATGTAGATTCAAATTACCCAGCAACTTTGTTCGTACCTGGGGACATGCAGGTAAGTATAAACACTAGCGGGCATCTAATATTAACAACGAGTTAGGGTGAAGTTATGGCAACAATAGATGTAGGAAAAATTAAGTTTACTTGGAAGGGGGCTTTTGCCACAAGTACAACTTATGAAAAAGACGATGTTGTTAGCTACGCAAGTTCTTCTTGGGTTTATGTAAATGCTGCGGCAAAGACAGGTACGGCTGCAGGCGCACCCACTAACGCTAACTCAGCGCATTGGGATGTTATGGCCGCAGGGTCTAACCCATTAACTACGCAAGGCGATATACTTACACATAATGGCACCAGCACTATTAGACTAGCTAGGGGTGATGCTGGACAAGTTCTTACAGTAAGCGGCAGCGATGTTGTATTCGGTAACGTACAACAAACTAATGTGCAGGCTGATAAGTACTTAGTACCTAACTATGACCAAGTTGTTGCACACAATGCTACTAACACATACGGAGCTTCTGGCTCCAGAGCTTGGCTAGCAGACTATGCTAATAACTGGGTTCCTGAGTGCGGAATACCTAATCCTGCTATGGGGCCAGTTATGTTCCCTAGCAATCATACGTACGGAAAATATAGAAGTACTATATACCTAAATCAGAACCATGAAGTTGTAACATGGGGTTTTGATGAGTATTATTTTGGGGGCGGCAGCGCAGCTAATAAAGGTAAAACTGGCACTAGTGTTCCAATATTTCACGAATATGGTGGTTTAGCTGATGGTGAATATTTTGTAAGACTTTGGTGTTCAGGTGGTACGCTCGCTTGCCTTACAAATAAAGGGTCATTATTTATGGCTGGCTATAATGGCTACGGACAACTAGGTGTAGGAAACACAACTCACTATTATGGGCTTGTTAAAGTACCATGCTTTGGGCCAGGAAAGACACATAACAGTCTAGGCACAAGAGTCGTTGGTTTTCATTTAGCTGAGGGTGGTGACGGTTATCGTCTCTACACTAGATGCTTTGCTATTGATGAAAATCTTAGATTGTTCGCTTGGGGATATGGCGCGTCAAGTGCGTTAGGTACAGGTAGTACTTCTAACCAATCGCGCCCACAGCTTATCGACCAAGTTGATGATGTTATGATGGTACAGAGTGGATACCAATCTTCCGCTATTGTAGATACAGATAGAAAACTTTATTTTACAGGAGCTAATGGTCATGGCCATTTTGGTGATGGATCTACAACAGCTAGAACAGTGTTTACGCAAACTACAGCAGCGTCTAACGTTTACCAATTTAACATTATTACAGCTGTTTACTACACATCTGCTTGGACATGGGATGGCACTAGCCACTACCTAAACACAAGTGGCGAGTTGTATGGTGCTGGAGAGAATGGCTTCGGACAAGTAGGTGATGGTACTACTGCAGATAAAAGTGGGTTTACCAGAGCTGGTTCTTCTATAACTTTTTCTAGTTTTTATTACACAGGTAACTCTAGGGATCTTAGTTGCGCTGGCATAGGAGGAACTCCAGGGGGTATGCTTACTTCTGGCGCTCAAGTTTACACATGGGGGTATAACGGCACGGGTGCTTGTGGTAATGGAACCACAACTACCGTAAATTCTCCTGCTGGCCCTGGCACGGCTACACTATATACTAACACTTGTACATCTACTGATTGTGAGGGTGCTCCTACTTCTACAGCAGTCGCGTTTCCGCAAACTAACATCTTACAGATATGGCCTGCTAAAGGTATTAATGGGCAAAGTACGGGTCAGTGGTACATGCGAGATGGAGACGGTAGGATTTGGAAATTTGGCTATAACTCAAGCACTGAGTACTACAGAAATCTAACAGCTAATATTGCATTAAACAAACCTCGGTTAGATGCGAGCCCGTGGAATACTACTGAAAGTTTTTCAGCTGATCATTTTTGGTTGGGGGAAGTTTCCCGTAAAGTTATTGCATTTCAAGGGACGAATTATTCGTACGGCAGCAATGGAACTCAATATGCGTACATGTCCGATGGTACAATATTTGGTATAGGCTACAACGGATATGGTCAGTTAGACGAGGATGATGCGTTTGTGGGAACCTGGACGCAGATTAACTAGGAGGTTTTATGGCACAAGCATTATATACATGGACAGGCGATCTTACTGGGCCAGAATCGTGGGACAGTGCGTTACCACCTCCTGAGTGGTACGGGGTGGATGATAATGGTTTATCTTATGGTTTTTTAGACACAACTTTTGCCGCTGACTGTTCAGCTACTGGGTTTGCTTCTACTACATCTGCAGACGCAAAAGCTTGGGTTAAGAAAAACTCACCTCAAGCTAAAGCAATTGATAATGATTGTTTAGAAAAAATACGAAAGTCTTACACTATTAATGATGAGTTAAAAGCGCACAGGACAAATGATACAGAAGTATTAAATGCTATAGGTGCTATCGTTACAACGCATCAAGCTCTTAAGAATGCATTGGTAGGTGATTAATGGCTAGAGCAGCTGAAGTAGAAAAAGATTTAGCAACTCATGAAGCAGTGTGTGCTGAGCGTTATGATATGATTTTATTTAGAATCAACCGACTAGAACGGATTCTGGTCGCTTGTGCAGGGATCTTGATCGTGGGGTCAGGATCAGTGTTAACAGCCGTACTTTTCAGATTAGGAGCATAATATGGCGTATACTACAAAAGCTAAAGCAGGCAAGAGCACATTTAAGAACTGTGCTAGTTGTAAAACAAAAGCACTTTGCAAAAGCAAAAAGAAGTGCATGAAGAAAAAGTCAAAGTAGTGGAACCTATTAGCACTGCATTAGCTGGTATAGCGCTTGTAAAAGCAAGCGTGGATGGTATTAAAAGTGCCATAGGCAGTGCTAACGATATAGGCGAAATAGCTGGGTATGTGGATAAATTACTGCAAGGCCGAGACCAAGCTAACGCAGATAAGAGGAAGGCTAGTAGTGACCCTTTTAGTATAAAGAGCATTGCGGAAGAGACTATAAATGCAAAGTTAGCTGAAGAACACCTTGATGAAATGCGGCAGCTTATCGACCATAGGTTTGGATTTGGTACTTGGTCTTCTATAATAGCGGAGAGGGCAAGAAGAATACAGGAAGCAAAAGAAGCAGAAAAAGAGATGCAACGCCAACGCATGAAACAACGCGAAGAAATAACAGAGACTGTCACTATTGGCGGTACTGTTATGATAGGACTAGTTGCTGCGATTGTTGGGGTGTATTTTTTCTTTAGGAGTATGTTTAGATGACTCAGAAAAAATTACAAAAAGAATCTAAATACGCTGAGTATGATGAAGACGGCGATGGCATTGTAAGTGACGCAGAGTTATCTCACGTAAAAGCTATCAAAGAAACTGAAACAGCATTACGGAAAAACGTAGCGCAACTGCGTATGGCAAGGTTTACACTTATTGCTATGGGCGCATTTACTGCAGCCATGTTTTTCGTGCCAATAGAGCGAGTTCAAGCTCTCTCAGATATAAGTAACCTTTTCTATATATCAGGCGCTGGCATTGTAGGCGCATATATGGGAACTACAGCATGGATGGCTAGAAAATGATACAAGCATTAATAGGGCCGATTGCGTCACTAGCTGGTAGCTGGATGGAATCCAAGGTTGAGCAAACTAAAGCTAAAGGTAAAGTTGCTCAAGCTAAAGCAGAGGCAGAAGCTGAAGTAATGAAAGTGGCTGCTACTCATGAAGCTGGTTGGGAAAAGATTATGGCTAAGTCCAGCGATAATAGCTGGAAGGACGAAGCTTGGACAATATTGTTTATTGTTATTATTGCTATGTGTTTTATTCCTTTTACTCAGCCTTATGTTGAGCGTGGTTTTGCGGCTTTGGATGGTACACCTGACTGGTTTCAGTACGCAGTTTACGCTTCAATAGCTGCGAGCTTTGGGCTACGCGGTTTGAAAGGTATTAAGAAATGAGTTATGTATTATCAGAACGTAGCCTTGGAAGGCTTGAAGGTGTAGATAGCACACTGGCTAAAGTTGTTAAATCGGCTATTGACTACACAAAGGTTGACTTCGGCGTAACCTGTGGGCTCAGAACTGTGGACGAACAGAGAGAGCTGGTGGAGTCAGGCGCGTCACAGACAATGAATAGCAAACACCTTGATGGTAATGCTGTAGATCTTGTTGCATATGTAGGCCCCAAAATAAGTTGGGAGTTGAATGTTTATGACGATGTTGCCGAGGCTATGAAAACAGCAGCTATGGAACATGACCTGTCAATACGTTGGGGTGCAGCATGGCATGTAGAAGATATACGAGATTGGGGCGGAACTATGGAAGAGCTTATGCTTGCGTATATTGATTTGCGTAGGCGTCAAGGTAAACGCCCGTTTATAGATGCTCCACATTTTGAGGTGACATAATGGCGTCAGTTAAGTTATTAAAATTCTTAGGCGAAGCACCCAGAATAACTACAGAGTTGTTGCCTGATGGCGCAGCTCAAACTGCCTACAATGCTAAGCTGTATTCAGGAGATTTAATACCTTACAGAAAGCCTGTACTAGATTCTAATATAGGACGAACTGGTACAGTTAAAACTTTATACCCGCTTACTGACCCCAGTACTTCAGATGTAAAATGGCTTTCTTGGACTACCAGTGTAGATGTGGTTAAGGCGTCACAAGGTGATGCGTTTGAGGAAGATGAGCAGCGGTTTTATTATACGGGTGATGGCGCACCGAAAGTATCCACTTTTGAATTAGCTGTGTCTGGTGCAGCTCCGTATCCCACAGCTAACGGGTACTATCAGCTGGGCTTACCGTTACCAGATGTTAAACCTAATACATCGGTTACACCGTTTACCACACTTGATACAGCGTCTTTCGCAAGAGATTCATCTAATCAAGCTACTGTTGTGACTAATGGGAATCATAACATTAAGACTGGCAACATTATAACTGTACGTGATTTTACAGGCACTACTCCAGAAACGTTTAATTCTACTAACGTAACAGCCACAAAACTTAGTGACACAAGCCTTCAGTATTTTAATACAGGTGATAACACCGCATCTACAGCTGATACAAATGGTAAAGTTGATCTCGCTGGTACTACTCAATCACGCAATTATATCTACACTTGGATCACACCTTGGGGTGAAGAGTCTATACCCTCTGAACCGTCAGACAGTGATTTTATTAAAGAGGGGCAGGTTGTAACGCTTACAAATTTACCTACAGCACCACCTACTGTTCCTACTTATAACTTTATACGGGGTATGAGGCTATACCGTACAATACCTACAGCATCAGGAACAGCCTACTATAAACTTACTGATGCTTGGTATCCTGTTAGCTTAGCTACCGTAGCTAGAACAAACAACATAGCTACAGTTGAGTTTTCTGATTATCACAACTTAGCTGAGGG